ACCAGTCCATAGACTTTTCCAAAGCTTAGACAACTCAGTTCATGAACCTGATATAGCCCATCTCATAATGTTAATCATCAGTTTCAGTTTCTTCTAATTCAAATTTTACATCGCCTTGAACAACATTATCTTCTTTATTTAATTTATCAAGATGTTCTTTTGCTTTCTTTTCGCTTTTATATATATAACTTACTTGTTCTTGCACTTCATTCCAGTCAATTTGTTCATAACGATATATAAGATATAATTTCATTTTACCTCCAACTGTTTAATTTAACAGCCTACTCGACCACTTTTTCAGGTCCTTTTGCCTCACTACCCATTTCCCTCGGCTGTTGTGTCTCCTACCCAATTATGTAGAAATTAATTTGTATCCTTTAGGTAATACTATAGTCTCAATCTTTTCAGCTTCAACATAATTACCTTGATCTAAATGCATTCTCTTTTGAGTCTGCAGTATATCTTTCATCGCAACAAGAAATCCTTTTGCAATGTTGTTAACAGTATCTTCTGCTCTAATATCAGAAGGTATAAATTTAATGATAGGTTTAGACATAATGTCTCCTTTATTGGTTAAGAGTTAAATAATTTATATAATTCATAAGATAGTCTAGGACCTTCTTCAAATTGTTTCTTTGTCTGCATACTATCTCCTTTATTGGTTAAGAGTTACAGTTTTCTACAAAATGATTAAAACATCCAGGCTCAGAACATCTTCTTGAACTATGTTTAATTCCTCGTTGCATATCATCTCCTTTGTTGGTTAATAGTTAAATAATTTTTGGAGCCTTTTATAGACTTATGCCTTTTTCAGTCGTTCCCAACTTTATTTACTGACATATCACGAGTTGCTATTTTCTCCTGGTCTAATCCCCGTTCCCCTACTTTTAATCGATTATAATAGGGTTGTATTGCAATTCTTTGTAGCACAAACATCACACGCAGGAAGTTACTAGCTTAGTGATTGTCAAACAATTCTATAGGTAGTCCTGTTGCTGGTGTGACACATAATACACTAGATGCTCGACATTTTCATGTATTAATGAATGTGCTACAATACTTTAAATTTAAGATTGTCTCTTTGACAACTCTTCTTGCAATACCCCAAAAGCACCTTCCTTCTCAGTGAATACTCTGGCACCTCTGTCTTTGCAAGCTTGAACATATCCTGCCATATACTCTACATCTTTATGAGATTCTATGTTGAATACCTTCTTTTTATGATTACCACTTTTAGTGACAATTATCAATGTGTGCATTACACACCTCTCTTTCTTTATTGGTTAGGATTACACAATAACAACAAGCACTCACGCAGGTAAGAGACTAGGCATGAGCACCGTTTAGTGATTTAAGCTTGCTGTACTGTTAAGTATATGTCGGTATATATATATCACACATACGCCTGTGTTGATAGCTACATAACTACATACATAATAAAAATAGTAAAAGGGGAGATATACTCCCCATATTACTACTCGAAGTTACTTAATATAGTATTAATCTTATTAGTAACTGTATCATCTACTGATAGTTTCTTCATTAACTGTAGGTTTTCTATGAATGCTCGTTGTAAGTCACCTTTAGATAGTATCTTACGTTTGAGTGTTCTAGAGTAGCCTCCGAATAATGGTGCATCTGTAAATGCTTCAGTAAATGCTTTAATTAATTCATCTAACTGTTTCATTGTTTGTTTCTCCTTTTATTAAATTAACAAATCATATATAACTAAAAATATAAATCAAAATTAACGTAAATTATGGTTCAATAATCCCCCCGATAGGGGGGTATGTATAATAAAAGGCCAAGCACCAAAATGCCTCAATTTTTAAAACCTCCCTAAATTATATTTGCAATTGTAATATTTAATATATTATATTATAGCCATCAGTAATTGAAGAAATTCGATTATCACCCTTGAAGGCCTAACAAGCAAGTAGAGGGTCAGACGTTGGGTTGCTACCTCATATAGAGATCTAGATTGTCCCCGATAACTGATAGAAAGTGCTTTAATATAAGTTTGAGTATGGGAGAATATAACTGGCTCAAGAGCGAAATTTAAAGTTAAATAAATTTTTAAAAAAATTTCAATTTATCAGGGGTTAGGAGTATCTAATATGAAAAAGGAATATTCGCTAAAGATAATATACGATCCGACTAATGATGAAATAGATCATTTATCAGAGTCTTTTAATGAAGATGTAAATTTTGTTATTGAAGTAAATGGTCAAGATATACCCATTACAAATGAGATGGGTGAATATATGCTGAAATATGTAGATGGTGTAGATTTAGGAATTAGCTAATCTAAACCCTTGGCGGGTTTAGGGTTATATATGAGAACATATAAAATAAGTAAAATAGAACATACAGTATTTGAAGATGCAGATGAAGTACCTGGCAGTATAGACTATCTCTATAACTGGAGACATGGACATATAGGTGACTGGGTTTTATCTGATGATGGGTGTATTATCCAGATCTTGAGAGAAGGTACCATGTCCAAATCTAAGGGTAAGGACAGAGAGCAGAGATATGTAGGTACATGTACAGGTACATTTATTGTATCTGATAAAACTAAGATGGATACATCTAAAAGAGCACATATATATAGTATAGGTGGGCATCTTGATAGAGAACAGCAGATTGAAGATAAGCAGAATTTATCTAGTAGAGAACATACATTTGTCCAGTATTTAGCATCTGGAATGGATGCCCGCGAGGCGTATCTAAAGGCGTTCCCTACGAATGACCCGCACTATGCTGGAATGCGGGCTGGACAATTGATTAAAACAACAAGGATAAAAACGGCTATGAAAGAAGAATTAAAACCATTTATGGAAGCTTTAGGCATCGATGAAAACTATATATTAAAAAATATTAAAAGTGTAGTTGACAATGCCCCTAAAGAAGATACTAAATTAAAGGCTTTATTTAAGCTAGCTGACATTATGGATATGGAAGATAAAAATAAGACACAGGTTACACAATTAACAGGTGCAGTTTTTCAAGGATTTAGTGAAGACAAACTAAAGGAAGCAGAAAGGCCAAAGGAACTAGTTGAGTAATTTTTTCAAATTTATTTAATGAAGGGTCTGTTTCTATAAAATAACAGGAGGAGTAATGGCAACAAAAGACGAACAAGCAAGATTTGCGGCAAATCAAAATAGAAAGTGGTATCCAGGTAAGAACATAGATAAAGTTGTTTCATCAATTATGACTGAAATGACAGATGAAAAACCATTTTTGGGAAAAGTATCTGATAAAGTAAGTGGTGGATTTAGAACAGCAAAAAGTAAATTTGGAAAATTTGCAGACAAACATCTTGGAACAAATAAAATGGGAAAATACGGTTTAGACGCTAGTGATGCTGAAGTTGCTGCTATGTCTAGACAGGAATCTATAGGTAAGGATGGTTTAAACTTACCTAGCAAATTTGAAAGAACGAATGTATACGGACACAGATTAGGAGAAATTGATATGGGTGATCAAGATCCATATCAATATTTAATGGAAAATCCTGGAGATCTTAGGTCTTATGTTATGGAACTTGGTTATACTGGTAAAGGTGGTAGCATAGATAAACAAAATATGTTTAGACAGTTGTTTGAAACACAAGAAGGTGGTGTTGACATATTTAAAGACTACTATGATGATACATCAATGGTACAACAATCATTTATAAAAGGTGCAGAAATGCAAAATCAAATACAGAATGCTTTAAATAATCCAAATCCAGGACAAAGTGGTACTAGTGTTCTAGATTTAATTGGGGATGTTAGTTTTAGTGGAAAAACAGACGTAAGAAAAGGTGAATTTGAAAGGGGCCTTAAATATGGAGAGGATTTTAAAAAATCACTTTCTAGTGATAGTAGGTTTCCAGATCCTGATGAAGGCGCTTATTATAATAGAGATAATAGAATAGAAAGAGATGATATATAGTATGCATGATAAAGAAATTGATCCTAAACTATTAAAAGAAATGCATAATGCAAAAGATTCTAGAAGTTTAGCCTCTATATTTGCTACTAGTGCAGTAATGGATGTTGTTATGGAAGATATAAAGGATGGAAAAATTCCTGAGTTTTTAGAAAAAGATTCTAATTTTCAGTATTATGGTGGAGAAATAGTTCCATCAATAACTGAATTATTATCTTTAGCTGTAGGCAATCCTAATGTAACTGTTAATAGAGAAGGTTTAGAAAATGCTACTTTAGAACAGAGACATGAAGTTCATAAATTCCTTAAAGGTTCTCCAGCTATAAATAAAATTAAAACAGAAGATAATGTAGTAGGCGATAAAACTTATCCTATTAATGACCCTAATATAGTACAATTTCATGACGGTGATAAAGTTAATCCTGAATCAAGAACAAATACTGAAAGCTTATTGTCTCAGTTAAGTATGGAAGATATAAATAAAGTAGAAGATTTAGAAACACTAAAAGATAGAAAACAAAAAAGTATAATACCAATTTAATTACTCATTCACGCACAGCCAGTGCTTAGAGTAGGGAGGAAATATGGCACAATTACCACAAAGAGGGCTACAAACTTATACAGTTCAAGAAGCTCAAAACGCTGCATTAGGACAATTAGGTTCTTGTTTTTTAGATTTAGCAGCATCAACAGTAGAACCAACAGGAGACAGATGTGTAATTGCTATTACAGCATTAACAGATGTAGAATTTAGTCATCTTGAATCAGTAAAAGATAAATATGATGGTCAAGAAAATTGGATTAGTACAACAGGTGATGGATTTGCAGATCTTGGAGATACTATAGACAGTGCTAATGAAATTCCTAGAGGAGTTACAATATATGGGAGATGGTCTAAAGTTTCATTAAATGCTAATGGTATGCAATGTATTTGCTATATAGGTTAAAATGCTGTCTGTAGGTCATAGTTTATCCAATGAAACTCCAAGCAACTCACCAATTTTAAGTGTTAAAGGTTCAGCAACATTTACAAATTCTTCAGTTTGTAGATTAAGAAGAAATTGGAGTTCAGATTTTGATTTAGAGGGAACTTGGATATTAAGTTTTTGGTTTATGCCAACAGATGATACTGCGTCATCAAATACTGGTGTAATTGATTTTGGTTATATACATAGTAGTGATGGTACTGGTCAAGGAATAAAAATAACATATATACCAAATACTGGACATATGAATTTATGGACTCATGATGGAACTGCAGCAGCAGGTAGTATACAAACTGTAAGACTTAGTATGGTTTTAAATAAATGGTATTTTATTCATATAAGACATCAGGTAACTACTAATGCATTAGATCTTCGTGTTAATAATCAATATACCTCTCTAACAGCTAAAGCAATTGAAAACCCTAGCACAGATGATTATATTCATGTAGGATCTAATTTAACAACTAGATCTCCTGATTATAGAATGTGTAATCTTATATTTGATAATCTTTATGCAAACACACAATCTTTATCTTATTTTAAAGGTGGAAAACCTACAATGGACTCAGCAAAAAGCCGACGTTTTGGTGGTACTGCTGTTCAACCTATAGCTTTTTGGCCTTTAGACAATGCAAGTTTATTATCAGATGGAACGATAAAAGATGTTTCTCAAAACAGATTTAATCTTTCAGTTGAAACTGGTTCTTATGCTTCTTCTAGTGTAAGACCAGAAAAATATCTTGCAGATTTAGGAGAACATGGTGAAACTACTTATTGCTTGAGATTTAAAAGTAATCCTTGCGCTGTATCTTTAAATACACCAATTAATTTTAATAATACTGCTGGCTGGAAAAAAGGAAAAATTACTAGTGGTTCAGATCATATGATTTGTATCTGGTTTCAATTTTTAGGTGGAGATAGAGATGGTGTGGTATTTCATGAAATAGACTCAACTGAAACTTATCAAAATAAAATTTGGTTTGATGATCAAACTTTAAAAGTAAATTATTACTCTGCTATTGACGGAGGCACAACATTTACATCAGATACGGATATAAATGACACTAATCAACATAGTCTTGTTGTAACTTATACAGATACAGGAAACGCAATAAAAGTATATATAGATAATAGTGAAGTTGCTTCTGGAACAGCTGATGTAGGTGCTTTTTATGGAGGAACCTCAAATAATTTAAACACTAAAAATCCTGTTATAGGAAACAGTAATAATTTAGATAACCACTTTACTGGAACTTTGCATAATTTTGCTGCATTTACTGGTAATGCATCATCTGATAGAAATGCATTTCATAATAGTGGGACATCTCCAGGAAATTTAAATGCTTTATCTAATTGTAAATGTTGGATACCTATGAATTGGTCAGATGCTATTGCTCAAAGATCTAATGCTTCTGAATACTCTTACACATCTTATCTTATGCAAACAGGCAAAAAATTAAATGATATAATAACAGTTAATGATCAAGGTGATACAGTAAAAACTAATGGATATATAAACAATGTAGCTAAAATACATAGTCATACTGACAGAGCTGAGTTTTATACTTTAAATGGAGGAATTGTGTTTAACAGTTTTACTGAATAATGGCAAATATAAATTCTAGAAATATAAGTAAAGCAGAAGAAGAGTTACAATTAGCTCATAAAGATTTAATTGCATTTGGTAAGTTATTTTTGCATGAAGATTTTATGAGAAGTGAAACTCCTTTCTTTCATTATGAGGTAGCTGATTCTTTATCTGATTTATCAGTTAGACAACTTGCTGTTATATTACCTAGGGGACATGGTAAGACTGTATTAACTAAATGTAATATACTACATGATTTTTGTTTTACAGATGAACCATTATTTTATGGTTGGGTTGCTGCTTCTAGTAAAATATCAGTACCTAATTTAGATTATATAAAATATCATTTGGAATTTAATGAAAGAATTAAGTATTATTTCGGTGATTTAAAAGGAAGGAAATGGACAGAAGATGATATCGAGCTTAAAAACAATTGCAAACTTATTAGCAAGTCCAATCTATCTGGTATTCGTGGTGGTGCTAAGCTTCATAAGCGTTATGATCTTATTGTACTTGACGATTTTGAAGATGAGAATAACACAATTACACCAGAAAGCAGAAGTAAAATATCCAACCTCGTTACTGCTGTCGTCTTTCCTGCGCTCGAACCGAAAACAGGAAGATTAAGGATTAATGGAACACCAGTGCATTATGATGCATTTATACAAAAGATTTTAGTAGGGCATGAACAAGCCAAAAAAGAAAAGCAAGATTTCAGTTGGAGAGTAATAACATATAAAGCCTTACAAGAAGATGGAACACCTTTATGGCCTTCATGGTTTGGTCATAAAGAAATGGCAAGAAAAAAGAAGTTCTACCAAGATAGTGGAACTCCACAAAAATTTTATCAAGAGTACATGATGGAGGTACAAAGTGAAGAAGATGCAATATTTACTAGGGATCATATCAAATTTTGGGATGGTCAATTTACACAGGATCAAGAAACTGGGCTTACTTTTGTTGTCCCCAATGGCGATGATCCGAAACCTTGTTCAATCTACGTGGGTGTCGATCCCGCTACAGATAGTGCTAGGCGCGACTCTGATTATAGCGTTATATTGGCTGTTGCAGTAACACCTGATAATAACATATATATATTA